GGACCCACAGGGACGACCGGCGTTGGCGGTCCTACGGGCCCGACAGGCCCCACTGGGCCAACCGGGATTGGCTACGCTGGCCTGACCAGCAGCACATCAACGCTCATCGCCACTGGTTCAAAAACTTTCACCACAAACTTGTCGGTATCGCAGACGGCATTTGCGGTTGGCCAGCGTGTTCGTGTGGCCTACACGGTAACGCCTGCAAACTACATGGAAGGCGTCATCACAGCCTTCACGACGACATCTTTGACGGTGAATGTTGACGCTATTGGCGGGTCCGGCACATATACATCATGGAACATTGTCGAAGCAGGGAATGTTGGTGCGACTGGCCCGACTGGCCCAACAGGACCTACTGGTAGCGCTGGAACTGGCGGACCGACAGGTCCAACAGGCCCCACTGGCGTTGCCGGAACCAACGGCCCTACAGGCCCGACTGGCCCAACAGGAGCTGCATCTAGCGTAGCAGGCCCCACTGGGCCGACTGGCCCAACTGGTCCAATTGGTGCCACAGGTCCCACAGGATCTATTTACCCAACGGGCGGCTCGCCTGATCGCATTTTCTATGAGAACCAACAGACGATCAGCGCGAACTACACAATCACAACCAGCTATAACGCAGGCACTTTCGGGCCGGTTTCGATCAACTCTGGCGTCACCGTTACCGTGCCGTCGGGCTCAACATGGACGGTTATATGAAGATCGCGGTCTATGCCATCAGCAAGAACGAAGAGCAATTCGTGGAGCGGTTCTGCGAGTCGGCAAAAGATGCTGACATCATTCTCATTGCGGACACGGGGAGCACAGATGGGACGGTGGAGCGGGCTAGGGCGTGCGGCGCTACAGTGCATGACATATGTATTGCTCCTTGGCGCTTCGATCTGGCTCGTAATGCTGCTCTGGCCGTTGTACCTCGCGATGTGGATATTTGCATTAGTCTTGATCTTGACGAGCTTTTAGAGCCCGGCTGGCGTGAGGAGATTGAGCGTGTCTGGACCGAAGGAACAACCCGCCTCCGCTACATGTTCGATTGGGGTTGTGGAATTAGCTTCTTTTACGAGAAGATCCACGCCAGAAAAGGCTACATGTGGCACCACCCCTGCCACGAATATCCTATACCTGACGGACGCATTGAAGAAGTCTGGGCTCAGACCGACTTCCTCATCGCTGTCCACAAGCCGGACCCGACCAAGAGCCGAGGACAGTACATGGATCTTCTGGAGCTTTCCGTAAAAGAGGACCCAGATTGTCCGCGCAATGCCTTCTATTACGCCCGTGAGCTTAGCTTCCATGCCCGCTGGCAAGAGAGCATCAACGCCTGCAAAGCCTATCTGGCGCTTCCTCGGGCCACATGGATGAATGAGCGATGCTATGCCTACAGGGTCATGGGTCGGTGTTACAGCGAGCTTGGGCAGCTTCGGGAGGCTGAGAAAGCGTTCCATGCTGCTGCTGGCGAAGCCCCGGACACCCGTGAGCCATGGTGCGAGCTCGCCATGCTGGCCTATCGTGAGTGCCGCTGGGAAGAGTGCTTCGCCTTCGCCATGCGCGCTCTGCGGATCAAGGACCGCCTGAAGGTTTACACCTGCGATCCGGCAGTGTGGGGGTCGCAGGCGCACGATCTTGCCTCGATCTCGGCTTGGCATCTTGGGATGAACGAGATCTGCATCGAGCAGGCTAGGATCGCGTCAGAGCTTGAGCCAGAGAATGAGCGTCTCAAGGCCAATCTAGCATTCGTGACAGCACTCCCCGGATCAGATATGATGGCCGCAGAATAGGATCACAGCCATGGCGAGTACCTTTACCTCTTACGTTGCCAAGAACGTCGGAACGTCTGCTTCGACGCTTTTTACCGTTGCTGGATCTACCACGGCTACTGTAATCGGATTGTCAGTGGCAAATACGACGGGTTCTAGCATCACGGCGGACATCTACATCACGAGGTCTGCGACGGACTACTACCTTGTGAAAGGCGCTTTCATCAACGCCGGGTCCACTTTCATCGCCTCTGGGGGCGATGAAAAGATGGTCCTGATAGCAGGTGATGCGCTCAAGGTTGTCTCGTCGGCTGCTACTTCGGTTGATGTGATCGCATCCGTTCTCAATCTGACCTGATCGGGAGACGGCTATGCCTTCAAGTTCAGGTTACCTCAGAACAGTACCGAACCAGCAAATGCCCGTTGGTGGCGGAACCAATCGTGCTTTCTATCAAAACGACACCACGATCAGCGTCAATTATACGGTGCCAAGCGGTCAAAACGCCATGACTGCGGGCCCAGTCACAATCGGCTCTGGTATCACGGTGACAATCTCATCTGGCTCATATTGGACGGTGGTTTGACATGCCCGTAGCAATCAAAGGAACTGGTGGCGGGTCCGTCACCCTCACGGCTGGAACGGCTGCCGCCGACACCACCCTGACACTCCCGACAACCAATAGCACCGTCTTGGGCTCCACGGCGGTCTCCTCCTCGTCCACCAATACGGTGACGAACAAGATTGCCGTCAACATTGGCGGAACGGTCTACTACATCCTCGCCTCAACCTCAGGAACTTAAAATGAAACTTGAGCTCACCATTGCCGAAGTCAACATCATCATGCAGGCACTTGGCAACGCGCCATATGTGCAGGTGGCTGAGTTGATCCAGAAGATCCGCGAACAGGCCCAGCCGCAGGTGGCTACGCCTGATCCAGACCAGAACGCTCAGTGATCGCTCATGTGGTATCATTTCTGCGAGATATACAAGACGATCATGGGCGTTGAAGCTGGCTGCCCATGCAACTGGTGCGACGTTAAAGAATTCAAATGCGAAGGAGTCTAGATATGGCCATCACGAACACTTGGGTCATCGAACAGATGAACTGCTACCCGGCTTACGAGAGCCAGACCGACGTTGTCTTCAACGTCCACTGGCGCGTCAATGCAACGGACGGTACATACAACGCGACGAGCTACGGCACAGTTGGCGTTACCTATGTGGCTGGGACGCCCTATACGCCATTTGCTGACCTGACGCAGGCTCAGGTTGTTGGCTGGGTGCAGGCCGCTCTTGGCGCTGAACAAGTTGCCACCATTGAAGCCGGCCTTGCCACCAACATCTCCAACCAAGTGAATCCGCCGGTTGTAACTCCTGCGCTTCCGTGGGTTTCTGCTTAATAAAGGATTGCTGACATGAGCACCGCCAAGGTCATTAACATCATCCACCCGTCTGGCACGACGACGAATCTTGTCAATGACAACCTTGGCAGCGTGACGATTGGAAACAATCTGACGGTTACGGGTTCTACGACCTCTACGACAGTTGTCGCGCCAACAATCACTGGCGGGACAACCGCATCGTCCTCCCTGACGTTGAAATCCACCTCCGGCGTCGGCACTACCGATAGCATCCTCCTCAAGGTCGGCAATAACGGCGCTACGACCGCGATGGCTGTCGATACCAGCGGCAACGTGGGGATTGGGACCGCAGTCTCTTACGGGAAACTGTTAGTTTATGGCGATGCTGTTAACTTCTCCCCCAGCGCGGATAATACCAGCAACGGCATTGGCGCTTGCGTTTACGGAACCAATGTTGCCACAGCAACTTCTGCCGTTGCCAAACTTTATTTGACCGGTAATAACGCCGCTCATGCTGGGACTCTTGATCTTCGCTCTGGGAGTGTTATCGGTTCCACGATAAACATGTACAATGTTGCTGGCACCAAGACAGTCTACTTCAACACTAACGCTGATAGTTACATTAACGGCGGAAACCTCGGGATTGGGACGAGTTCGCCATCTTCAAAACTAACCGTAAACAGCAACGGCACACAGCTTTATCTTGATAATTCATCGGGCGGTCAATACACACAAGTTAGTTGGTTAAATTCTGGGACAACAAAAGCAAACGCATTTTGGGATAACAATGCAACTGCTTTTTATTTTGGAACTGATGTTTCTGCACCAATGCTTTTCAGAACCAATTCCACCGAAGCTATGCGCATCGACTCCAGCGGCAACGTCGGGATTGGCACGAGTTCGCCGGGATATAAGTTAGGCGTAAATGGAACTATTTACACAAGTGGCCAATCTATTGGCGGCGCTGGTTTTTGGGCTCAAGGCTCGTTCGCGATTGCAACGCAGGGTGCATATATTCAATGGAATACTAGCGGCAGCGCTGGAGAAACAAATTTCGTAAACCAAAAAGGTGGTGGCAGCGGAGGATTTACTTGGTCAGAATCTGATACATCTAATAATCGCACCGAACGTATGCGCATCGACACCAGCGGCAACGTGGGAATTGGTACGGCTTCGCCGGGGAGACTTTTAAGTGTGTACGGAACATCAGATACACAAATTCAAGCTACCTCAACTGGAGTAAATAGTTACGTTCAGGCCACCGGGTCTTCTGGCTCTGCATATTTTGGCGCTTATGGTTCTGGGTTTGGAGTTCTTACTTCAGCAACATTGCGTATGCTCATCGACTCCAGCGGCAACGTGGGAATTGGGACGAGTTCGCCGAACGCCAGCGCAATCCTTGATGCTCAGTCAACAACAAAGGGTATTCGTTTCCCAAACATGACGACAACTCAAAAGAACGCCGTATCGTCGCCAGCGACGGGATTGGTTGTCTTCGATACAACGCTTGCCAAGCTGTGCGTGTACAGTGGGTCCGCGTGGCAGACCATAACTTCAGTTTAAAGGAAAACGTACAATGAGCATTAATACTCTGGCGGCGCATGGCGCGATGCCGGGCCATGATGAATAGGGGCTGAAATGGCAATCACGCTCTCCGGCACCACCGGCATTCAACAACCAGCCACACAGTTGGCTGGCAGCACATCCGGTGTCGTCACGCTCACGGGCGCGGCGAACGCTGGGACGTGGACGTTCACCATGCCCACAACGGCGGGGACGAACGGCTACCATCTTCAAACTGATGGGACGGGTGTTACATCTTGGGTGGCTGCGGCTGGCGGCGGCAACGTCAACAGCAGCGGCAC